GCGGGACTTTTCATTATCGTCTTTTCCTAATTGTTTGTTTTCGTTTGAAGCGGTCGGATGCTAATCCTATTACTCCGTCCATGTGTTTTCCTATAGATGCTCCCCATTCTGCGAAGAATGCTACGTTCTCGTCTGTCTCTTTTTGTTCAATACGGATAGTTTCATCAATTGCGAATCTATCTACCCAAAATCTTACTGAGCCAGCGAATGCGTCTAATCTATCATCATGTATCAATGCTCCTTTCTCACGACTAATTTTCGTCATCTGGTGCATTAACTGATAAGTTGATTGTTTATCTATTGGATACTTCTTTGAAGATTGTAAATCGTAATGTATTACATCTTCGTGAATGATTAACTTATGTCGAGCCATAATTGGTTCAAGTGTGTCAATTATTCTAAGTTCTTTCTGTCCTGATTCCCATACATCTTCTATGCGAGGACAATTGTTTTTACCAGCTTCCACGTATGTTGCTTTTATTATTGGTCGCCATGCTGATGCGAATGCACCAAAGCCAAAGTTCTTCTCTACGTCAATTCTGTTTACGTTATGTCTCATAGCGAGTTGACTTAATGCTTTGTAGTTTTCATCGCTGTAACCACCTTCTAAGCAAACCATCTCTGCTAGTAATACGTAACCATGTAGGAAGTATGTAACTACTGCTACTGTCTCATCACCGTTCTTACCACCACCAGCGGTATCCACATACATGTGTTTACCTTCGTACTTATACATCTTCAAACTAGTTGAGAATGGACCGTACAATTGAGGCTTGCAGGAGAACCCCGATATCTTCAACTTGTTAGTTGGGCTTGGTAGCCAAGATAGTTCTCCTGCACATTCCTCTGTTCCGAAGTTTGTTACTATTAAGTTCTTAGTTTTTAAAGGATGCCTTAATTCATCTGACAATGTTGTGTTCAACATGTGCTGTAGATTAAAGTACGCTGGTCCTTGGTCTAACTCTTTCTTAGATAGTAAGTCTTCGTCTAACAACACTGGGTCTGTAGGCTTCCCTCGTGAACCATCAAGTCCACCACCAACTCGTAACGAAGGATCTGCATTCATCTTACGTATCAAGTACGGAGCTAATGTATCGCCATAGTGTCGTTCTTCATCTGCTGTTGGATATCTTCCAGTCCATACTCGGACAGTGTATCCACGCGCAGGTAACTCGTTATAAATTGAGTCAGTAGTTTGCGGTGTACCAAGATATACTATTCTACCTTTTTGACATATAGAGGTGAAATCTCGCGATAGCTGTATAAGCTGCTGTCGCTGCACCTCAGTCGTTCCATTCTTAGATGACTCAATATCATCTGGTATAAGCAAATCTGCTCGTCTACCCTGCATGTTGGCAGTGATACCAATACATGCAACCGATGGAGACTTCTCTGGTCCTTTTAGCTGCCAATTGATATCGAAAGCTTTTGAGCTTGCTCTATCGCCATGTTGTCTATCTGGCCGCATACATTCTAGGATATCCCAATTCATTATAATCTGGATAACCCAGTTAGCGATTTCCATCGCAACTTCACTACCTGCTGATAAGATTAGTATTCTATGCTTACAGTCCATGACTAATTGCCATACTGCGAACATAGCTACGATAGTTGATTTAGCTTGTGACCGTTGAGCCTGAATCATACAATACTGCAATGGCTCTGCATCACCGTTCATAATCTTCATTCTTTCGGCCTTTTCAAGCTCGTCACCGAATTGTAAGAACTCTCCAATATCAATCTGTACGTCAGTACAATTAAAGCCCATAAGCTCTGTCATACAGTCGTAGAGGAAATCAGAGAATAAAGCATAATGTTTTCTCAGTGTTTCAATCTCAGACCAGCGTAATGCTATCTGTCTTTGAACTTCACTAAGTTGTGAGTATGCTTTCCTGTCATTACAAATTTGTGTAAATGTATCATCTTCGTATAAACCATCTTCAGACATTTCAGCATCAAATACTAAATCTTCTACGTCCATTAATGTACTCCGGTACTAGCGTCTGCTGCTCCATCTTTTAATCTGGAATGCTTCTGCTTCTTACTGAGTGCTTCTTCTAATGCACCTAAGTTTTCATCAAGTTCTTTATCACAAGTAATGTCATTGTCTTTGAGGAACTTAATTGCCTGTGCTATTAAAGCAGGAGGTGCATCATACACCATCTCGTTAGTTTCAATTAGTTCGCCGTCAGCGTCAAAGTTTTCTACTGGTGACTTTTGTAATAGCTGTGCTTTTAATATCATGGATACTACCCCATGTAAGCCAGCTAGTTCCTTCTCGTCAGCTTTGTTCATTTCTTAAATCCCTTAACTATCTTCATGTTCTGGTTCTTAACGTACCATCTTAATCCAAACACAGCTGCCATCATACCAATCAACATAAACTGAAACCATGCAGGTAATGCTGATACAAAATCTACCCATTGCATTGCTTTCTCAGGGTTGAACCATGCTACTACTAATGGAGACAAGAACACATAAAGAAATACTTCATCTTTCCAGCTATCCTTTTGTGCGCGTAGTGCTTCTAAGTCGTAGTCTGCTTCTACTTTGGCAAGAGCCATAGCTCGTTCACCTTCTGCTTTATACTGGGTAGTCTTCATACCTACCCAACCTTTTATTACTTCACCTACTAAGGATAACCACATATTACTTGTCCTCTAATTTCCCACGAATGTATTTCGTATCTTCTTTTACTGAATTCATCTTCTCGTTTAGTACTGCTACTGCTGTACCATGACCAGCTGATTCTTCCTGTAATTTCTTTATATCATCACGCGTATTCTTTTTATCCACTGCGAACCAACCCAATAGTATACTTACCATTATTTTAAATCCTATCTCATAGTCCACCAGTGGACCTCCTTATTTATTGACTTACCCATCTACTTAATATAAGTTGACATGCTGGTGCATCATCCCAAGTTCCTGCTCCTTCATCCGTAGGTATTAACCCACCAGAGCAACCCCCATCGTCAGCACCACTTAAATCTCTCATAACATCAGCTTGTAATGTTTGTCCTGCTGGTAGGTATATCCACGTATCGTTTTCGAAGTATTGAACTGCGTCAATGTTTACTAATGAAACTGATATAGTTCTACCTAGCTGTACATCGTTGTTAGATATTCTGAATAGTAACTTTGCAGTACCACCAGAACCCGTTCTACCAAACTGAAATGAGAACTTGAATCTGTATAAACCCGTTTCATTAATAGTTACTGTTCCATCAGCAGCTATCATTGCGGGGTCGCTAACTGTGTTCTGTGCTGCACCAAAAGTTAGTTTCTTAGCATTGGCTTCCCCTCGCGCTGAGGGGTTCTGTGCAGCAGCACTACTGGCGGCGTTAAATATGTCTTCTACATTTATGTCAGTTGTTGGGTTAAATGGACTACTATCACCGTAAGGCATTATATGTTCCTATTTGTTACTACTGTGTACGTACCCGTACCAGTTATAGTTAGTTTCCCAATGGGAGCTATATATGGTTCCCAAAATGCACCTGACGCGAGAGGGATACCGCCTGTACCACCCTCACCTACTGCTACAACAATTGAACCTGCTGTACAAATTATAAATAAGTACCCTCGGTTGTCGTGTGCTGTTATAGTTTTAGGACCTACGTACTCTTTTGATACTACGTTTAATCTACCTTTCATTTATTGTTTCCTATATACTCTGTCATTTAGTTTAGTATCCTTAGTACTTTGTAACCTACACCACCTGAATCGGCTGCTCCTACGGTCACTCTTTCTAATGTACCGTTGTCTACATCGTATATCAGAAATCTAGTGTCTCCTGCCGTATTAGAGAAACTTGCACCAATACTGTCCGTAGGTACTGACCCACCGGACTGTGTAGTTTGAAGTGTCCATACACCTGAAGGTTTACCAGCACCTAATGCACCCACTTCAAACTTGGATACACCAATAGTCTTATTGTCCCCACCTGAACCGTCTGCTTGATACAAATGTCCGTAGTAATCACCTACAGCGGAAGCCGCTGGACTTGCTTCTGTACCCTTATGAATTCTGTGCAATGATGCACCCGATTCGCCAGATGTTGTATTCCATACTTCGTGTACTTTATACGGGTGTTGCAAAGTTTGTCTTTGTGTTTTACCATTAGACGTTTTTACTGCGTTCCGTTCAAATATCCCGTCCCCGTAGTATCTAGTGTGACCTAACTTACCAGCACCACTGGAACCTTGGAAGTAATCTTCCATGTAATCTGTAGAGACACTCATGTTAATCCCACGCACGTTACGGAATCTATGTTCGGCATTCCAAGTTTGTTCTTTAGTACCTCTGAAAATCTTGTTGTCTAATCCTTTATCTTCCCAACGATTTAATCGTGTAGACAACAGCACGTTTCCATCGGTGTTAGTATCTAAGTAAATGTCTTTTGTTATACCAGCCGCATTTTCCTCAGCGTATATCATCAACTCTGAGTAACGAAGTTGTCCAATGTAGTTAGATGTTACTTCTCCACCTACGGAATATCCTCCCGCGTTCCCGTTGTCTTCCAGATACCAGAAACCTCTCATCTGTCTACCTGTGAAATCGGTAGCCATGCGAATACCTAAGCCTTGATTAGCTGTAGCATGAAGGTACATATCATTCCAGATGGAGGCATTGTTATTAGTTCCTGAGAAGTTAAATCCGTCACCATCATTATCCGTTGACTGTACAATGCCTCCCATGCCCCATTCACACCCGTTCATGTTCGGGGATGCTGATTCAACTTCGAAACCATTACCTTTGTTACGTACACTCTTTACATTCTTAAAGCGTATTACGTTGTTTATAACTTTTATACCATGACCTGTGGTTGCAGCGGAGTTATCTGCTAACCCTGCTCCCCAACCTTCGATAGTAAAATTCATCAGCGTGTTTGGAGTACCTCCACCAGAACATTGTATACCTAAACCGTCAAAGTTCTTTCGTATGAAGCAATCTCTCCCGTCAAACAGAACATCATTAGCTGCTGTTAGTTGTGAGTCAATCAAGTAAGATACTCCACTATCCCCATATATGTATACTAAGTTGTCTTTAGAATAAGTCCAAGCGTTTTGTATTGCAGCTTGGTCATCAGTAACACCATCCCCACTTGCTCCCCACATTTTTAACGATGGGTTTTCTTCAATCAGAATTAGATTCAAAGTTACTGAATCAGCCAACACAATGTTATATGTATTTGGTGTTAGCCCTGTTTGGTATTGGAATTGACCATTAGCTCTATCTGTTATTTGAACTATTTGTCCTTCTGTTGCTGTAGTATCCGCAACCGCTTCCGCGAGTAACAAAGGCTGTACTGTACCTGCTTCTAAACTAGTTATTCTATTCTCATGGTTAGCCGGTGCAATCGACCGCCACTTTTCTCCATCCCATCGGAATGTTATGTTACCCACATTGTAAGTGTCACCAATGTTTGGGTTGCTTGGATATACTGGTGAAACCATATTATCTCCTTTAATTAAATTTATGTTATTAAATAACAATCGTAAAACCCACTCGTTAGAATGGGTTTGGGTTTGTCACTTTACGGGTTTGTTGCTAGTACTTTCACTGTACCGCCACCAAATTTTACTTTTAGTGAGCCATCCAATGTATCCACGTACAATTGCGCTGTAGCTAGTATTGTTGCTGGTGATGCTACACTGTCCGTTATTAGAAGTACATCCTGTACTTCTGTACCACCCGTTGCAGGATGTTCTTCTACCCATTGTGCGCTATCATCGTCTTCGTAATATACGTATGTTGTAGCGTCTGATGGTTTGTACCAAACTACACCATCTGTTATGTCGTCACCCGTGGGTACAGCTTCTTGTACATATCTACCACCACTTTCGGCAGTAATTAAACTTTGGATTGATTCATTTGGACCTAATACGAACCCGTCATCTATTTCTTCGATAATCATCAACGCTTGGTTGTATGAATCATCTAAATTCTTTTCTTTTAAAATAGCACCGTCAGTATAATCATTTACTGCATCATCTCTTTGTACTATTCTTTGTATATAAAATACTTGTGTATCGGCTACAGGTACAGTAATTTGTATCTGTGTATCATTTACCC